ACTTTGAACCTCCGTTTTAGTCTCTCTTATACTTAGCATCTATAGTTACACTAAAAATTGTATCTCTTTTTGGAAAACAGTTCTGTCCATCAGCATCCTGCATTTCCCATTTACAATATGTAATTCCATCAAAGCCACGGCCATCTATGGTCGTGGTTATTTTTATACTCTGATTCGGCTTTATATCTGGTAATTCAATTACAGACGGATTAGCTTCTGGGCGATCTTTATCGCCTCGCATATATACCAGTTTTCTTCCAGTCCAAACCAGCTTACCTGTATTTATAATTTCCCACTGATGAATAACTTTTTCATAGCTTTGAATCACATGTATTCGATTGTAAAAGGCATTAACACTATCACCTATATATAAAGGCTGAGGCAATGCACCTGTTATTTCTTCGCTATTGTTTGTCTTCTCAGCTTCATATGTCATAGCAAGAATATCGTCAACATCGTCTGTCCCATTAATCAATTCCTGCATCTGACGGGTCAACGCAACACATAGCGCTTTTTTATTACAATCTTTTTTTTCCGGAATACCAAAGTCAATGATTACTCCCTCTTCATCTGTAATGTTCTCCTCAAAAAAAGTTATTAACTCTTGCGTTCTATCCGTACTAGCAAATCCTGATTTCAGCTCATCTGTAAAAGGTTTTCCGCCAGAATACAGCTGCTTCGCATAACTATCAGAAATATAACCATTTCCAGCAGCTTTGAACATTTCTTTCACAAAAGCTTTTTGACTTTTAATTTTTTTGCAATAAGGTCTTACGCCTTTGCAAAGCCTTGAAAGATTCAATCTGGCACCTCCTTTTCTGAGTAAATATAGTTTCTCATTTTTATTATATTACTTAAACCAGCGAAAATCAACCCATTGTGGCATTAACAATTTGTAAATCATTATAAACCAACTTTAACAGACATTTGATATGAGTGTCTTCATAAGTGTCCAAAGTGTCTTTTTTTCAGTGTTCTGCCCCAATTCCAAGTGTCTTTTCCAATTGATAAACTTAAATCATCAAGATTAAGGCAGGTGATTTTAATGACAAAATCAGAAAAAAGAATGTGGCTCACCAACATCGAGAATGCCGCTGATGCTGTGGCAGCCGAGTATGGTTCTGAAGTAGCCCAATCTGTATTCCAACGTTACGACGCTCATGGAACATACGATTTAAGCCCTTGCTACTACAGTGAAGTTTTCGCTGATTTGGAGCTTATCGCAAACGACAACTAAAACAAAACGCCCTGAGCAAGGCGTAAAACTACTTTCTTGATCATCAACTCACCATCTTCGTGGCCACGTGGTGTGTTCGTAGCTGATGAACAAGAGAACATTATCAATAGAGTGCCAGCTTACGAACGGCTGGTCACCGAAAAGAAGCGGAGTTATCCGCATGAGGTGACCATCTTATGAAAAACACTGGCAGCCATAACGGTTATCTCCGCTTCGGTTCAAATGCCGAAAGGAGAAAATTGAATGGCAATCAAAGACAATCAAAGTAAACAGTATCGTATCTACATCAAAGAATCTAAAAGCTGGGTGGATGTAAACAAGGAGTTCTACACGAACTACTATCGTGACATCAATTCCTATCGCAAGCGTCAGCAGGAGCATGGCCGTTGTGTCTGCCCTGCAAGCAAACGCTATTTATGCGACATGGACTGTATGACCTGTCCGTATGCCAAGGCTGGCGACCAGCTTTCTCTCGATAATACCGTAAGCGACGGTGAAGGAAATGAAAAGAGCTGGCTTGATGACATGCCGGATGAATCCACAGCTATCGCTGAATTAATGGAGGATGCAGAACTTCTCCGTGCCCTCTATGCAAAGCTGAATGAGCTGGACCCGGAAGGCCGTCTTATCTGCCAGCTTATTATGGAAGGAAAATCTGAGCGTGACTGTGGCATGGAAATGGGGCTCTCCCGTAATACCTTTGTATACCGCAGGGACAAGCTACTCCAGAAGCTTCGCTCAGATCTGAAAGATTACATCTAATTTGAATGGTCGTCCTCTGATATTTCGGGGGACGATTTTTCTTTTCAAAAAACTTTTTATAATTTTTCGGCCAAACGGCCATCTCACCTCCATTGAGTAGTGTAAGGCGAAACAAAGCGACCTACAGAAAGCGAGGTGAACACAGTGAAACAGACCTTTCACAACAGAAGCGGCACTGACGTAGAAGTAATTGCTACTCTCACAGCAATCAGTCAGGTATCCGCAAGAATGGCGAAGAATCTTAGACTCATCGCCGCACAGAGGCAATCCGAGGAAGGAGGAACAACAAATGGCAAAAATGAACGATATGGCTATGACCATCGAAGAACTGAGAAATGCTGCCGCTGCTATTAACGATGCAGCAAACTGGCTTGCACAGCAGTTTACATCCGATGTTCAGCAGCAAAGAGAAAATATTGATGCTAATACAGAGGAAAAATCAAAACCTGCACTGACCCTTGAGGAGGTTCGAGCTGTTCTGGCTGACAAATCTCGTGCTGGGCATACGGCTGAGATTCGAGAACTTCTTAAAAAATATGGTGCAAGCAAGCTGTCACTCGTAGATCCAAAACATTATGAAGCCCTGCTCAGGGAAGCGGAGGTGCTCTAATATGTCGCCTAAAGGACATGCACTCCTTTCCGCATCCTCTTCTGACAGATGGCTTCACTGCCCACCGTCAGCAAGGCTTTGCGAAACCTATGAGGATAAAGGTAGTGATTATGCTGCAGAAGGTACCGACGCACACGCTCTTTGTGAGTACAAGCTCCGTAAAGCTCTCGGCATGGAAGCTACTGATCCAACCAAAAGTCTCGACTGGTACAACGCCGAAATGGAAGATTGTGCCACCGGGTACGCCAGCTTTATTATGGAGCTTTTGGAAGATGCCAAGCAGACCTGCTCCGATCCAGTTGTTCTGATTGAACAACGAGTGGACTTTTCCCGTTGGGTGGAACAAGGCTTCGGAACCTCAGATGCTATTCTCATCAGCGATGGAACTATGCACGTGATTGATTACAAACACGGTCTTGGAATCCTTGTTTCCGCTGAAGACAATCCACAGATGAAATGCTACGCCCTTGGCGCTCTGGAGCTTTTCGATGATATTTATGACATCGATACGGTCAGCATGACCATCTACCAGCCCAGGCGTCAGAACGTTTCTACCTATGACGTCAGTAAGGATGACCTGTATCAGTGGGCCGATGAAGTTCTGAAACCTACCGCCGACCTCGCCTTTGCCGGTGATGGAAATTTCCTGTGCGGTGAATGGTGCGGATTCTGCAAGGCAAAGCACGAATGCAGGGCCAGAGCAGAAGCCAATCTTTTACTCGCACAGCACGATTTCAAACAACCACCTCTGTTGGAAGATTCAGAAATCGAAGTTATCCTTTCCCATGTCGATGAACTGGTCTCCTGGGCCAACGACATCAAGGAGTATGCACTTCAGCAGGCAATCAGCGGTAAAGAATGGACAGGCTGGAAACTGGTCGAGGGTCGCTCCAACCGCAGATATACCAACGAAAACGCCGTATCTAAAGCTGTCGAAGCTGCTGGTTTTGACCCTTATGAAAAGAAGCTACTTGGTATCACTGCTATGCAAAAGCTACTCGGCAAATCTCGCTTCGAGGAACTCCTTGCAGCCTATATTGAAAAGCCACAAGGCAAACCTACTCTTGTGCCGGAAAGCGATAAACGCCCGGCAATGAACACAGCAAAAAATGATTTTATGGAGGAATATGACAATGAGTAAAAATGTAAAAATGACAAATCCCATGAAGGTTATCACTGGTCCTAACACACGCTGGAGCTATGCCAACGTCTGGGAACCTAAGTCCATCAACGGTGGCACTCCGAAATATAGTGTCAGCCTGATTATCCCGAAATCCGACACAAAGACTGTTGCAAAGATTGAAGCTGCTATCGAGGCTGCATACCGTGAAGGTGAAGCAAAGCTCAAGGGCAATGGTAAGTCCGTACCAGCTCTTTCCGTACTTAAAACGCCACTTCGTGACGGAGATCTTGAGAGACCGGACGATCCTGCATACGCTGGCAGCTACTTTGTGAATGCAAATGCAACCTCTGCACCTGGTATCGTAGATGCAGACCGCAATCCTATCCTCACCCGTTCTGAGGTTTACTCTGGAGTCTACGGTCGTGCCAGCATCAGTTTTTACGCTTTCAACAGCTCTGGCAATAAAGGCATCGCCTGCGGTCTTAACAATCTGCAGAAGATTCGTGATGGCGAGCCTCTTGGTGGTAAGGCATCTGCTGAATCCGACTTCGCAACTGATGACGATGATGATTTCCTTGATTAATGGAGGTGATAAACTATGGAGACAATCATGATTAGTACGATTCTTGTAAACATCTGTATCGGCTGCTTCGCTTGTGTGGGACTTGCTACTGCGGTCTCTATCATTCAGAGCATCATAAATGACCACAAGCGTGAAAAGCGTGAACAGGAAAAGGACAAGCGTGACCTCGAATACCACGAGAAGCGCATGAAGGACTTTAAGTAATTTATCAACCCAATGGCGGTGGCCCCACTGCCACCATCGACATTTTTCGACAAAAGGAGACAATCTATGAATGAATTTGTAGAAACTTTGAATCTCTTTATTGGCAATGTCATCGCCTATACCTTTTTGGTAGCGGTATATGGTTTCATCATCTACAACGTAGGGAAAGTCATTCTCTACCTTATCCGCTATGCGATATACCACATTCGTCGTGACATCAATAAATATAAATCCAATAAAGATAAACAGTAACAAGGCAGGCGGCAGGGATTTCTCTGCTGCCTGTTTTATAGAAAGGACAAGCTCATGAAAACACTTAGTATCGATATCGAAACCTACAGTGATGTGCCACTTCAGAAAACTGGAGTATATCGCTATGTAGAGTCACCTGATTTTGAAATCTTACTCTTTGCCTACAGTATAGATAGCCAGCCTGTTCAAGTCATCGATCTTGCCTGCGGAGAACAGATTCCAAAAGAGATCCTTCTTGCCCTAGAGGATGAATGTGTCATCAAGTGGGCCTTCAACGCTACCTTTGAGCGAATCTGTCTTTCTCGCTTCTTAGGTTATCCGACCGGAGAATATCTGAAACCGGAAAGCTGGCGTTGCTCTATGATATGGTCTGCCACGATGGGGCTTCCACTCTCCTTGGAAGGTGTCGGCGCTGTTCTGGGACTTGAAAAGCAAAAACTCTCAGAAGGTAAAGATCTCA